CTCTTGTCTTTCTACATCTGGGATATCAAGCTTTACTAAGTCTGGGTCACCTTTGAATCCTGGGTTGGCTAGTAATATCTCTCTATAGTTTTCGCCGCCTGGTTGCTTATGTGCAGACCATCTTGTATCGCCTGGATCACCCATGCCAGTATAGCCATATTCGTAAGCGTGTGATTCCGCTTGCACCCTTGCTTCATCCAAACTGTATATATCATCTGCTACATTATCACCATCTGGACTTCTTACAACATAACCAATGTCATCATTTCCATTTATTTGATACCCATGAGTGGCATCATAATAATCTTTATATGGATTTTGCATATAATCTTCATAAGCAACACCATCTAAAATATTTTCAATATTGTTCTTAGTGCTTGATGGTAAACTAGCGTAATCGTTATCAGCTATTTTTTGCTGTATATATTTTATATCAGCTTCCGTAGCATCTTGTTCTCGCAAGCCTTTAAATATAGGTTCAAGTATGTAATCGTCAGCTTGATTTTTTTCTAAATCATAAATGTAATCTTCTGTTCTACCTGACCAATTATCAGACATATCATCTACTCGGCCATCATCAAAGTTAAGCGGTGTATCGTCTGCATCTAAGTTACCAGGCTCTAAAGTAACTTCTTTTAATTCAACTCTATTATCTTCTAAATGTTTTACAATCTCATCTTTTGTAACTTTAGGCTTACTTAGTATTTCATCTAGGCCAGTCCATTTTATTTCATCTTCTTTAACCCCATTATTTACAAGAATACCTCTAAGCTGAGATCCTTGGCCAGAATCTTGTTTTAAGTTTTTAGCTTGTTCTAAAGCATTTGAGTAAAATCCTAGTTCATCCTGGTCAACTCGTCTATCTGTCAAAGCTTTTCCAGCAGAAGAAATCAATGAATCCACAGCTGGTATAGGATTAACACCACTATTTAAAGTAAAACCACCATCTGCATTTCTAGCATTTATTCTTTTATCAGCATCTTTACCTAAGTTTCTGATACCTTCAGCAATATAAGGAGCAGCTTTTTTAACACCTTCTATCCCACCAATAATAGCTGATCCACCAGCAAAACCTATTCCAGCTGATATAAGGCTTTGAGTTTTATCAAATTTAGACTTACCAGTTCTAGGATCGGCTTCATTAGATCTAATTTCTTTTTGCTGTCTTATATAATCTTCTGCTGCTACATAACCACCAGATTCATATACTGCAAGCAATCTAGGATCTAACGCTTTTTTTAGGAATTGTGTGAATCCTTTTTTGGTGACTTGCTTTGCGCCTTGCCTACCTATAAAGCCATAACCTAAAGTTCCTAGTCCAACATACGTTGTTGGATCTGTAGCCATGCCAGAAATAAATCGTCTTGTGCCATTCCAAGAAACACCAAGCTTTGCATATTCTTCTTGTAGTGCAAGAGATGCCACAGCTAATAAAGGATTATCTTTTGCAAGCTTGCCTAACTGAACATAATTTATCGCAGCTTTAGGTAAGTTGTATTCTAATGATCCTTGAAACTCGACACCCCAATGCGCAAATTCATTTTCGTTTTGTGGTATTTTTGTTAGTCCACCTTTATCCATAGACATTATTTTATTACTTAGTTTTTTATATGATTCAGTTCCGATTGTACCAACTGGACCTTCAACTGGTTTTTTCTCATAATGCTGTGGGTTTAATCCTTTATACAGAATTTCGCTGGCTCTTTGAAAACCAGGACTATCAATTAAATCGCTATCATTTAAATCAAGGTTTTCTGGTAAATCTTGTTGGTTAGTATCAATAACATACTGACTATCAAATTTTAGACCATTTTCGTTACCAACCTCTAATACTTCTGCGAAGTCACCACTCATTAATTCAGATCTTTGGTTTCTAAGCGCCCAATCGTTTAACCATTGTTGTTCCAATATCAAATACCTCTAATTATTTATTTGTAATTATCTCGTAATCATTTTGAAATAGCTTAATTGTTTCAAATTCAATGGCTTTTTCTAAAGCGGTAAATTTATTGCTACTTAATATTTCTATTTTAAGCGTATTAAGTCTGGTTTTAACGTCGGCTTCACTTTTGTTCTTAAACACAAAATCCCCAAGAAACCCTCTTGATGTTGAGTTTAATGATAAAAAGCTTTGTGTAGATTTAGCTTCTCTTACCTGGCTTACAACTTCTTCATAAACTTCTCTAACAATTCTTGTTTTGCCATTAACATCTTTATCATTTATTAATCTATCAAAGGTATCTAGGGCATCTGCACTCATCATGTTATCTCTAACTGAGGTATTAACTCCATAGTTCATGCCAGCACTAGTTCCTACATTTTCTCTAATTAATCCTCTTAATCTTTTAGTTTCTAATGCTCTTGGTGTTTTAGCTTTTTGATCTTCAGCAAACTCTCTAAGAGAAATAAAATCTTGATATGAAATTGGTTTGCCTTTACCTAAATTTTCTTCATATCTTTCAATAATAACTTCTATTTCAAATTTATTTTGAGCATCATATATTTCATTTCTAAATTCTAAGACTGTTCCTTGGTCACTTCCAATCTCATCACCCTCAATAATTCTTTCTCTTATGTTATTATATTGTTTGTCATTTAATAAATTATCACCATACAAGCTTTCTATTTTCTGAAGGGTTACGACCTCATTGTTGTTAAGCTTGTCATTATAAAGTCTATTGGTTTTTATTTGTGTCTTTTTAATTTTAAGATCAGCAACTTTAGCCGCTTTTATATCTGTTTTTGCCGCTTGTCTTTCTAGCCTATTACCTAATGTATCAGCTTGTCTTTGCAAAGTGACTCGTGCTTCTGGCTTTAATTCTGGGTACATTGTGTTATCGAATAACTGAGCCGCAATTTTATTTGCAGCATTGTAATCTTGACCATAAGCAGCAGCGGCTAATTCCTTATTGACAGTCAACCTGGCTGACTTACTTTTAGAACCCATTATTCTTTTTTCTGCTGTTTCAAGATCTATAAGACCATCTGAGATCATGGTTTTATATAAGCCATTCTTTCCATAAAGATCATTTTTAGCTTCTTCTAACGCTACGCCAGAAGATATGGATATTTTATTTATTAATAAACTTTCTTTTTTTAAAGCTTCAGACTTTCCATAATCAATTATTTTCATTCTGGATATTTTATTAAAGTCATTAGAAGCAATAAGTTTTAAATCTGCAACTTTTTCTCCAATAAGGGATGCAACAACCCTATCTGTTATTCCCTTTGTAGCGGTTTTACTTATCGCTTTAAATCTTCTGTCAAAAAAATCGTTAGCTTGGGTTGTGGTTTTAAAACTTTGTGTATTAGATTCAATTATTAAGTTACTTAAATTTTCTCTAAGTTTATTTTCTCTTGCGTTAATATCAGTTGAGCGTTCCATCTTTAATTGTGTTTCAAGATAATTCAAAGATATTTTAGTAGCGGTTTCACCAAACTGAGCCATTGCGTTTGATCCAGCAGATAGCGCTCCTGGGTTTGCTTGAACAGAAAAATTAATAGCACCAGTTTTAGCTGTCATCTTTGTCTGGCGTTTATATGTAGGAACTCTCATTTACATTCCAGCATAAGTTGAAGCACCAGATAACAAGCTACCCATAGCTTTAAATCTACCAGCTCTTGCAGCATTTCTGCCATACATTCTGTTTAACTCACCTTGCATCCTTTGCTGTACTCCTTGTTCATTTAGTTCTTGCTTTCCAACTTTTGCATTGTAGCGCATTACATTAACTTGATCGTCTGCTTCAGAAGCGTTTGCTAATGCAACTTTAAGAGGTGTTCCAGTATCGGCCATCCAACCATTATATCTAAACGCTTGGCTAGTCGCATCTTGAACGTCATCAAAATCATTTCTAAATTTTTTTACATCAACTTCATTTTGTAAAATGAGCTGTTCTGCTGCCTGGTCACTACCTTGAGCATTACGTTCATTAATACTAGCGTTGTAATCGTGGGCTTTCTTTTGATCTTTGCCAGCTTGGATAGCGCCTATCGCAGTAACCGCAGTTGAAGCAATCAGTAAAGGTACAGCATATGGAGCCATTATGTAATCCTCGCCATTCTTAAATAATCTTGACCATCTGGGCCATATTTGCGCATAATGCCTTCATGCTCGAAACCTAGAAACTCTGCAAATCTTTTTGCTTCTAGCCAATCCGCCCTTACACTAGCTTGAACTCTAACAAAGTTATTATCTTGAATCATTACATTAAAGTTTTCTTTTATGAGTTTGATAACACTAAGTTTATTCTTAGGCATATTATCTGAAGCAACAAACCATCCTTCGCCAACGCCTTTCCATAAAGGTTTGATGCCAGCGCTTGCAATGACATAACCATCAACTATTCCAGAAAATGATACTCCTGGCGCAACTAAATCGTCTGCAATATCATCTGCAATACCAAAAGATTTTCTAGCCAAACTGTCCATATTACCATCTAAAATAGATCTAATATGTTCTGGCTTGTAATCAACTAATCTCATTGATCGAATGTCTGAAGCCTTGGGAATATTGCTAATACAGTTAGTGGTAATGGCTGATCTTGCCGCACAAAAACAAAGCCATCAACATCATAACCACCTCTAAATTCAACTTCCTTATCGCCAGTAAACATTCCTAAAGCTTCACCCATATCATCAGCGGAAGAACGGAAAGGTATTAAATCTAGTACTGTCTCAGAAGATCCTACCTTAACTCCTACTGATTTATATAAACGTAATGTTATATTATTAATTCTTTTAGTTTTCCCTTGTGACGTTCCTTCTGTACCTCCAGCATCAAGTCTCATAGTTTGTAAATTTGAAATATAATTAAAACCTATATGAGCTTTTTGTACTGATCTTGATAACGCTATTGCACCAGAAGCTACTGTTACGTCTGGATGAGTTGAACCATCACCTAACAAGACTACTTTTTCACCTTCTAAATGACCTAATCCAGATATAGATGCTGTTGCTGTACTATTATAAGATAGACCACAATCAACAAAGTAAGCATTTTTTATATCAGTTCCAAACTCATAGTTACTTAAATATTCAATGTATCTAACTGTTGCTCCATTTATTGTTCTTTTAACAATCATATAAAGATCATCTTCATCAGCTGTTCCTGGGATAGTTGCTATAGATTCAACAACTGCATTTCCTTGATTAGTTGATGTAAGCCTGGTTGGATCACTCGTTTCGATAGTGGTATAACCAGTAGTTTTAGGTGACGTTTCAGTTATTGTGACAATAGCCGCTGAAGGATTAGCTACTGTAAAATCTGGATGTGCATTTATTCTAGTAAATATATTATCCGCTGTAGTGTTATTGTTTGTGTTAGGTCTAAAGCCAAATGTTGTATCAGCTGGAGCAGAACCACCAGCCGCTTCAGAAGTAAAAATTATAGTTTCACCATTAGTTTTAGTAACCTTAATTGTTGTATTTATCGCTATATTTGCATAGTCAGAAACAGTTATCGTTGCATTGCCAAAATGACCACCAAGTATATGTTCATGCCAAGCTACCACTTGTTCTTCTCGTCTATATGTCATCCCAACTAAAAAACCATTAGTAAGCGTACACCAAATCACATTATCTGGTTCTTGCTGCCAAGCCATTTCAACAACACCAGTTTCAGTTATATGTTCCGCTAGTATCGTTAAATCTGGTGCATTATAACTATCCGTATCAAAGTTAAAGACTAACTCTCTAATTTTTCTTAAAGCTCTTTGAACAAATAAAGTTACTGGTCCAACATTAATAGGCTGTATGTCTGCTGTTCCATAACTAGCTTGTCTTTTAATCTGTGCGTTTGTAGGACTTAATGGTTCAGCAGACCCACTAGCCGATACTGCAAATTCACCACCACTTGTTCCAACAATTAAAACCCTAGATGAAGCAAGGTATCGTATGACGTTAACCTGGCTAGATCCAATAGTATAGCTAAGAGCATCACCAGCGTTTATGCCATCTGCAAAATCTTCAAAGTCACCAGCTACAGAAAAGAATACTGTTTGTGGCTGGTTCGTTGTTGCTGCAAATACCAAGCGTTCTTCATAAAACGAAACGCAAGCTGGGAATCCAGTTGTTGTAGAAAAAGCTCCAAGACTAAAGTTATCATCAGCTTCTAATTTACCAGCTACTGTTATTGATTCTCCAGCGGCTTCGTTTACAACATCAACAGAAGGAGCAAACAACATTGTATCGTCTGTTACCTGGACAAGTAATGCTGATGAATTATTATTAGCAGACGTACCAGCGCCAGTAATAACGACCTTTTGCCCTACCTTAAAACCTTCTTTTACAAAGTTTGCTGCACTATCTACTATTCTATCGTTATGTTCTAAACCAGTATCACTTGGATCACCTTCTGCAAAACTTAATGTTGTTCCAGTCATGCTAGGCATCAATTCAGTTCTGCCAGACGTATTTTCTTGAACTGCTGCTGTGACAGTAGTTGCATTAGTAAATGCAGATATCTTAGCAAAACCATCATGTAGCTTTACTAATCTTCCAACATCCGTAGCAAGAAACTTTGATGCACTAGCTGTTATAGTGACGTTACCAGTTCTTCCATTTGAAGTAAGAGTTGTGGATGACGTATTATTGTCTTGCATAGGTCCACGCCTAAAGGCCACAATAGTTATTGTCCAAGCGGTATGACTAGTTCTACTAATTTTATAAACTGGATGAGCTGGATGCGCTAAATACATAACGTCTGCACTTTGCGTAAACTTTATTTGAGCCACTTGAGCAGAAGTATATATAGTGGTAACTTCTACAACTGAACCTCCGCTTGCAACTGTTCCTCCATCTTTATGTATTCTAAAATATAAATTACCAAATTCTAATATATAGGCTTGCTCTACGTTAAACTCAAAAGGAATTAACCTAGTGGCGTTTGCGCTGGCTTTTACTGTGTTAACGTAGATAGTTCCAGGCCTACGACTAGCTCCACCATGAGGGTGAATAGTAAAATTCTGCATCTTTTTTGAACCATTAAAGTATTTAGCTATATCGGTTCGACCATCAAGCCTGGGTGATAACTCACCAGCAGTAAAGTTATTTAAGGTCGGTGAAGCTTTCGCCATTTACAACCTCGCATTAATAAATGTGTTTGCAGCCAGAACATCACTATCTGCAATACTAGATGTATTTATTGTGTTGCCTTCTGTGGCATCAACAAATCTAGCTTCTGTTAGTTTACTTCTATATATTCCATTTAATGTTGTTGTTAAAGTTGTGCTTCCAATTAAAGCGTAAGCAATATCAGCTGCCATAGCCGCTTCGATTGTATTAATTAATAACTGATCGTATTGGTTTGGATCAATGATCCTAGCAACATAGATTAAATTAACTGTACTTTGATCGCATAAAAGTTTGCGACCTTCTATTTCAAATTTTATTTCTTGATCTGAAAGCTTTAACACTCTCAAACAAAATGGATCAGTTGGCAATGTGAATTGATTAGAATAGGTAAAGCTTGGCGCAACTGAATCTGAAGCTAACACTTGCCTAGTTATTAAACAGTTCCAAGGATGCGCTCTAAAGACACTATCTCTGACAAATTGGTAACGCTGGTTACACACTCTGCCAGCCTTGCTATCTTCATTAAGAGCAAGAATAGTAGATGCACCAATCATATTTAACGCTGAGTTACATATATCAACTGCTGAAGCCATATTAAATTCCTATAAAAAAGGACAGCGCATTACTACGCTGTCCAAGTTTTTTGTTAGTTTACAACATAGTCTATTATGTAAGACATAGTTCCAGCAGTACCACCAGTTGCAGCAAAAGTTACTGCAATATAATAGAAACCACCTGGATCTACTGTATCACCAGCTATTTCATAAAGTTTTTGCCCAGTTGTTTCAATAGCCGCCACTTCATAACGTAGTTCAGTTATAGCCGCTGCATCAGCAACAAGGGTTGCAAAGCAATCTTCATCCTTTACAACACCAGCTGATGTATAGATTCCAACATTAAAAGTACATGAACCACCAAGCGTATCAGATCCTATTTTAATAGATGGAACTGTAGCGTGTGTTGGAATAGCAGCAAGCATTACAATGTCATTGTCTGTGCTGTCACCAGCTACCAATTCCAAAGTTCCTTGAGCAATTCTTACCACGCCAGAATACAAACTTGCATCATTCATAATTACTGGACTAGCTTCAAAGTTAGCTACTTGAGTTGAGTTTCTTGTAGTCATATCTTAGCCCTCCTATGCTGATTCATCACAAAGGACAGAAACCACTTTAGCTTCTTCCATTCGTGTAGCTCCGAATGTGGAGCAGTAAAAGACCTGGGTTGAGTAGGATTTATCTGCCCTCTCATCAATCTTGGCCATAACGTCTTTACCAACAGCTAATTTCAATCCATCTTCTGCCCATGCAAAACAAGTTCTGATGTCTGAAGCAACAGCTAGTCTTGTAGACATGATGAATTTAAATCCAAGAAAAGTGTCAACTTCACCTTGTACTAAAGCTTTTATATTGGAGAAGTCAGAACTTGTGACTGAAGTTACTCCTAGTAAAGCTTCCACTTGAGCTGGTGCAACTGCAATATATCTTTGGATAGAAGGATCAACAGAACCTTCATCTAAGATTTTTTTTGCAGCGATTAATTTAGCTACTGATAAATCAGCGGATCCATGTGCAATGATGTTTCCAGAAATCATATCAGTGGATGTTCCACCGCTTGCACCAGTCTTTGATGTTCCAGTAGCCGCTGCTATAATTGCATCATCCATAGCTCTACCCATTGAAGCCGCAGCCGCTTGAGCATAAGTTGAAGTAGGATCTATCAACATTCTTACTTTATCAGCATCATCTATAAGATCCGCCCATTCGTAAGTGTCCATAGTTACTTGTCTTCTACTATGAGGTGTATCAAGAATTTGTGTGTCTTGATGTCTGGAAGTACGCTTAATAGCGGCAACACTTCCTACTTGGTCGAAAAATGCTTTCTCACCAGTTACAGATTCTTCTGAAACAGCACCACGCAAAAGTGAACCTTTTTGCTGCGATAATAACTGAACATTAGAACTAAACTGATTTACAAAAGCTGTAGTTACTTGTGTACTCATTTGAGTCTCCATTGTTAATTTTAAATTAAAACGCTACCTGGGGAATCCAGACGTAAGGTTACTTATTTTTGCGAGGGCCATTGCTTATCTCGACTACACTTGCGGATGTTTTATTTGAAGAACCTTTGTCTGGCTTGCCTTCTTGTTTACACCATTGCAAATACTTGTCAGCTCGTTCAAGTGGATTGTCAATAATCCTATTAGATCCAGTTTCAAGAACTAATCTTAAAACTTCGAGCCTTAATTCTTGTTCGTCATCCATTACTGCATCTCCCTATATCTCAAGACTTCTTCAACAAAGAAGCTATGCTGTGGATGTTTTGCATCCCAATAAGGCGTATTAGATGATGTTAGTTCTGCAAGCTTACTATTAGCTTCAGTTGGAGATAGGCCACCAGTAGTTTTAACACCAGCTAACGTATCTTCACCCATTTTTTCTTTCATATATTGTCCAATATTGACCATAGTTTTAATAATAGCTGGGTGATCTCCTAGCTTCATTCCATTTTCTAAACGTAAATCTTCAAATTCATTTACTGGAATAGAGCTAAAATTTTCTAAAACA